AACGAATATCTTCAGCAGCTAATGTAGCTTTACCAGTTAAATCTTTTTCAAATCCGAAGAATGCTTTAGGTACTTTAAGCGCTGCTAACATTTCATCACGTAAGAAATTCACGTCATCAATCGCGTTATATTCTAAACCTTTGATTGTATCAATCTTAGTTGCTGTATCATTACCACGAGTCGGAAGATAAAAATCTTCCATCATGTTTTGTAGATTATATCTTAAGTTGTAGTCACCTGTTTGATGATCCATCATAGGTGTTTTCTTCATCTTCTGCATAATCTTCTGCATGTACCCATCTACTTCAGCAGGTGGAATATTACCAACATTAACAGTGAATATACGTTTTTCCGGGGCACGTGTAATGCGGTGTAATAACATCGCATCTTTCATCAACACATATTGCTTGTAAGTTTTGCGAGCAGGCTCAATATACGAACGCCCATAAGGTAAATAGTTAGCGTCAGTTAATAGCCTAAAATGCGCAATTTCATAGTTTTCAAACTTGATTTTACCATCTCTATCTTTAACACGTGTACTTAAACCACCCGCTGCGATTACCATCGGATCGATTCTAAAACATACATAAGATGGATTAGCTGGGTCTTGTCCTTCTTCACGAACCATATCATAAACTGATAATGGTGTTACATTATATATACCAAATTTTTCAGCTATTTCCATATGTAAGTAAAAATCACCATACTTACACATATTTCTAACCCACATCCATAAGTTAAACTCGATGTTTAATACATCGTAGAATAAGTTATATAATATGCGTTGCATATTTTCATCAGCACTTCTAATTTGTAGTACTTCTTTCGTTTCGTTTTTTAATGTAGCCTCATCAGCTATAATGTCTAGTGCTGATGCGATGATTGATTCTGTATCCATTGCTTCATAATCAGTATACAACTGAATACGAAGTGTTTGGTAGTTCATAGTTGGATTATAAGGCATGTTAGCTCCAAATCTATGTAACTTAGTAAATCTATCTATTAATGCGTTGGTCTTTATATTTCCAAAAGCTTGGATTTTGTCAACATCTATTGTTTTTAGTTGATTACCACCAACATTTCTGATGATGACATCTGTACTAAACAAACGTGTTAACCTTCCAAATAAGCCTGGTTTATTATCTGCCATTATTGTGTTTTAATTATACCAATAAATATTTATTAACTTAATACCCATGTCATATCCTCGAAATTACCGTGTCCATTATCTACCATAAATGGATTTTGGGTTCCTCCAGGTAATGCAGGGCCATTATAACCATATGTAGTTTTAGTCATACTTGAAATCATTGCTCTGTTTAAATCCATTCCTTGTTCATAGAATTTCATTGCAGTGTCTCTAGTAAATAACCCCATTCCTAATGCCATTACTAAGTCATCATTATATCCATTTTGGGATTGTGCTTTACCATTCATCCAAATGAATACACGTAACTCTTCTAATAGGCGTTTAGAATGAAATACAAATGCCTTTTCTCGAATATACGACTCCATTTTTGAGATAACAAGTGGTCTTGTTTTTGCTGAGGTAGTAAATCCAGGAACGGTTTGTTCGGATTCCATTTTAGTTAACCACTTATCCATACTCATATCTCCGTAGGCACGAGGTGAGTAATACATTTTTTCATAACCTTTCTCTATAACTGTATTTACAACGTCCCAACCGATGTTTGCGTTTTCGACAACAAGGAGAGCGTTATTATACTCAGTAGCAACAGATACCAACATATTTCCATAAGTACGAGTATCGACTTGCGATTTGTATTCAGCCACTTGCTCGCACGTCGTCGCATCGATAACGTGAAAAGCTGAATAGTCACTGCCATCACCACGAGCAACGTCGGCACAAACAATATACTGCTTAGTATAATCAGGGTAAGCCCATATCCAAAAATCGCCGCCCATAAAACGGCGTTCAATCGGATCTTGTATAAAAGTTTCTTCATAAAAAGATAATAAATCAGGTTCAATAACTGAATTTCCAGATCCTAAAAAGTCACAATCATACTCCTGAGCAAATTCACGAGGTGACATATTAGCACGCTCTGTTTGTTCCCACTTTTCATCTCTATCAGGGTGTAAATCCCATCTTAGTTTGATTGCTTTAAATTCATTTTTTCCAATTTCAGCTTCGGTATACATTCTATGGAACCAGTTACCAACACCATTTGGAGATGATAATGCTATAATTCCACCACCCGTTGCAATGGTTGGTTTAATACTCGTATAAATTCTATCAATACCTTCAATAAAGGCAGCCTCATCCACAATAAGTAATGAAACGGCGTACGATCTACCTGCATCTGATGCAGCTGATGTAGCGACAATTTGAGAGTTATTGGCTAGTTTTAGTGATAATTTGTTATCTGATATTGGTTTTATGTTGCCTTTTAACCAAGAGGGTAATGAGTTGTACATAAACTGTACCTTTTCTACCATTCCTTTAGCTGTTTCTTGCTTTGTTGCAATACACAACACAGTTTTATCCTTTTGGAATAACATTGTCCATAATGCAAAACCAGCTGATAATGTTGAAATACCTAGCTGTCTTGATTTATTTATAATGCTAAATCTATTAGCTCTAAGATCATTTAATACATCCTCTTGGAACGGATATAAATGAAATAATACTCTACCTTTTACAGGGTGAGTAATATAACAATATTTTCTAAAGAAGTGTACAGGATCGGTAGCACATTTGATGTATTCCGCCTTGATTATTTCTTTAACGTTTGCTTGACTCATGTATATAAATATATAAAAAAGGCCCGACCTTACGGGGTCGGGCTAGAGCTATAATACTGAGACTATAGCGGGGGTATGTTCCTAAGGTAGAACTACTTTGCTATCATTAAGTAAGCTAATCCACCAATCACTACATAGCTTCCTATGCGTTGGAATTTAGATTTAACTTTTAACTTGTTGTATTTAAATTCTAATTGTTGGTATTGGCCTTCCCATCCAGCAATTTCTTTATCTTTATTATTTAAGATTAATCTAAACTTATCTTCTTTACTAATATACTTACTAATAACACTATCTTTAACAGTTACTTTTGCTTCTAATGTATGAATTGAACTGTCTTTTAATACGATAATTTGTTTAGCACCATCTAATTCTACTAAATCTTTAGCAGCAGACACTAATACTGGTTGTGCTAATGGCAATGGATTAGTTACTGTATCTGCTGGGTATCTTGTGTTATAGAAAGATACTAATTGATGTTCTTGTAAGTTGTCGATTTTGTTTTTTTCAACTTCAACTGTTTCTACAATTTTAATAACTTTAGTTTTTTGATGTGTTAACTTATCAGTTAATACTTCACTAACATAATTCAATGAATCTATAACAGCATCATCTTTTTTAATTTCAACAAATAATGAATCATTTACTTTATGTAAACTATCTACTTGAGCTAAAAATGCTTTATGTTCAACATTACTACCACATTTTTCGAATAACACACTACCTACTAATACAGATACTACTGCAAATATAATAATTGGTAATGCTTTTTTTAATTTTAATAACATATTTTTATTTTTTAATTCCTGCATAATATTGTGCTCTACCAATTGCCCACTCATCTAATGGCTCTTCATCTTCAATTTCTTCTGGTTCAACTGGAGGTGGAGGGGTAACTTTTTTACCTGTTGTTTTTTCTTGGCGTTGACTTAAATATGCTGAAGATGCATATAAATCTTCTAATCGTTTTTCTAATGATGCTTTCAAATCACGTAAACGTTGTAATTCAGTAGATGGTCTATCATTGATATCACCTGCTGTTGTTCTACCTTTTCTTAATTTTAAGATATTAGATTTAGTAGCAGCTAAACGTCTTTCTAAATCAATAGATTTCATAAATGCTTCGTATTCATCATCGCTTAATCTTGATGCTGAAGATACTCCTGATTTTTCAACATCACCAATTTCTGGTTCTTCGTCTCCAGCGGCTGCTGCTGCTGCAAAACTAGCATCAATTTCATCATCAGTCATATCACCTTTAATAAAATCAAATTCACTATCTACTGGTGTTTCACCTGCTGCTGTTGGTTCAGCTGCTGGACGATTTAATCGTGGAGCTGCTTGAGCGCCTGAAGCAACAATTGCTCCACTAGCTACAAGTTCCATAAAATCAGCGTTGATTGGATTTTGTTTATTATATCCTAATTCACCAGCTACATCAATTTTTGACATTGGTTCTTCTGTAGCTTGCATAGCAGTGATAATTCTATTTTTCTTACCTGTAAAGCTAGAAGCATTAGTACCAGGCGCTAATTCATAACGTACAGATACGTTAGCTAATTCGCTTACATTATCTTCAGTAATATCTTCTCTACCAGATGCTAAATCTGTTTTTTTAGTATTTAATGCTTTAATTTTAGCATCAATTGCTTTCATCTCGGCATCTTTAGCAGTTTTATCAGCTGGTGATAGATCTGCTTCATTAATAGTGTCTTTTATTACTTTACGTATAATTTCTTGTAGTTCTGATACTTTCATGTTATTTTTATTGTGCATATAAATATTATATATTTTGTAAAATTGTCGCAATACGCTCTTCAGTTGTACCTTTAATATATACTAATTTCTTAGGTTTATATTCTTCTAATGATTCTTTAATAACCCAATCGATTTTATTACGATATTCAACATCAATAGTACGCACACCATTATCTTCAATAGGTACACCTTCAGGTGATACATAAAATACTACATCATATTGTTCACGGAGCATCATAGCAGCTTCAACAAATGAACGTTTAGAAAACCAATCAATCGATTTAGCTGAAAATGTAAATGCACAAACATCCCATATTGTTCTGTCTGTTAATACGTTTTCACGTAATAGTTCACTAGCACGTTCTGCTAAAAATACAAATTGACCATTCAATGATGAATCTGTATTTAATGGAATACCTAAATCACGTAAATATTTACTACGTTCAGTAGCAATATGATATCCATTAAATCGCTCTAATTCAGATAGAGCCTTTACTAATGTAGTTTTACCTACACTCATAGTTCCTGCTAGTCCTATTCTCATTTTTTATTTCTTTCGTTTATTTTTTTCATTTGACGCTCTGCTTTTTTATCCTGCTTAGCTTGTTTAGCATTTAATTTAATAGCTTTTTCTGCGCCAGCTTTATACTTAATATCAACTTGAATAGGTCCATTTCTAAACTTATCCAAATCGAAACTCCACGTTTCAATAGCGTATTCATCTTCATAAACACGAGTAAATTTACGTGGAGCTTCTTCTTGTATTATTGTTGCGGGTCTACCTCTTCTTTCTTCCATATAATGAAGATATAATTTTTATTCTGCTTAAACCCTAGCGCCTGCTGCTTTACCAGCTGCTGTTTTGTAGAACGGTTGACCATTGATATCTTTTTTTCTATCTTCCCATTGATCTTTAGTATATTTAAAACCAAATAACCAATACTCAGCAGCGCGTTTGTTGCCTTGTGGGATATAAGCGGGACCATCCCAGTTATGCATTTTATTTAACCAATAGTGTACTATTGATCCGTCTTCTGTCTTTAATCGTTTTGTTTCTGCCATTTTTATTTTATTAAGTTTTCTGCAATGTAAATTCCGTGTGCACCTGATACTGTAATACCACGAGCGCTCAATGCGTCACCTGCAAAGTGTACATTTGGATATTCATTTAATGATAAATCTGTATAATTAACTAGTGGTTCTGGTGATAAGTACTTTACTTCAGGTACATACATTCCCCAATCATCACCAAAATTAAATACATTGTTCATATTATCAATAAAGTTAGTAATATAAGTTAAGTATTCTCCATAAGCTTCAGCTAATGGTACTAAAGTATCTATTGGGTAAGATGTTACTGTAGTACCTTCTGATGTTAACCCTGGAATACGAGTGCGGTTAGGTGAATAATATAATCCTTTCCCATTAACTTGTAATTTAGCTACAACATCTCTGCTCCAAGCAAATGGATCTTCAATACCCTTAATTTCCATTAATATACCAAAGTTAGTCATATCGTTTCTAAACTCCTCACCTTTCTTAGCGTGACCATTATAACTTAAATCACCATATGTTTCTTCTACTGCTACATAAGCTGCATTATTATTAGTACAGAATGAGCGAATGGATACATTATCATGTTTTTGATATAACTTAAAATCATAAGATACATCAATTAATTTTTGGAAGTATTTTTGTGGTGCTTCAAATCGAACACCAATTTGTACTGCTTTAGCTTCAGTTGGTAATTGATATTTGTCTGATATTGCTTGAGCAAAGTCAATACCTGATTTTCCTACAGCGAAAATTAATTCATCATATTGTTTCCATCTTAATTCTTTTGATTCTGAGTGGTTGAATGCTGATTGGATTAGTCCTTGTTTAAAATCAATTTGTTCAACACATTCATTCCAAATAAATTTAACACCTTTATCTAATAAGAATGAATACCAGTTTTTAGCAATTTCATGTAAATAGTTTGAACCAATGTGCCATACAAGCGACATACGCAGATCAAAATATGGTTTAATAAAATCAGGTTCTTCCTTAGGATCAGAACATGAGATATCTTCTGGTTTAGGATGGAAACGAGTAAAATTAGCTACTACTTCATTCATTAAATCCATAGCTTTTTCTTCACCACAATACTTAGACAATTGTCCACCTTGTACTGTTGATACTACTAATTTACCATCTGACCAACCACCAGCACCTAACATACCAGTCATTACCTCTTCAGGTAATCGATTAATTGGGTCATTTCCTTTATCAATAATTGTGATTAGACTACCATCATAGCCATTATCTACTAGTTTAGTAGCGGCATTGATACCTGCAACACCAGCTCCAATAATTACAATTTTTTTCATATCTATAAATTTAAGTTATTATTTTGACATTTCCAAATGTAAGGTGGCCCACCTTTTGGGTGCGCCACAGCTGCAT